TTGCGCTAAGAGAATCAACGATATCTCTATAATCACCTTTTTCAGTGACGCAGAAATTAGCAATTTCTAGATTTATAAAATTCTTTTTAAGACTTCCGTCAGGGAGTTTTACTGGATTAATAGCGCCAGCAATATCTTTACCCAAATGACGGGCTTTGATATTAATCAGTTTATGAGTTCCAAAACCCACTTCGTTTTGTAGTTCGTCAAATGTTTTCTGACGAAGAATAAACATGTGAGATGAAAACTGAGTGATACGATCTGATAGAGATACAATACTTTCATCATCAGTTACATTTGCGGCGCTCTTATTGGTTACAATACCTGCGCGATTAGACTGAACCGAAGTCATCATTGAAATACATGGACCTTTATCATTCTTAATATCTCTTTGAATACAACGTTTATATTTATCAACCATTTCGCCAACAAGCTGCCATTCATTTTTATTGCCGCTATTTTCACTTGTAGTTTTAATATAGTCGAAACTAAAAATAAGAGGATTGCCTCGACCGATTTTTGAATAATAAAAACGCTTCAATACGCTTATTTGAGCGTCAACGCTCATTCCGCCAACGTTGTAATAATAAAGATGTTTATATCTGTCTTTCAGAGATTGCCAAACTGATCTTACATTATCAACAATTTCTGGGCCAGCTTTGCGCCAGTTTCCGCTTTCAAGAAGATACATTGGAACTTTAGATAACGCAGCACATTGTCTAAAAATTAGTTCTTCTTTGCTCATTTCTCCATTATCAAAATGAAGAACTGGAACTTTATATTGCTCAGAAACTTTAGTTGTAAAATCTAAACATAATTGAGTCTTACCTACGCCAGAACGAGCAACAATGACTGTAATATTTCCCGGTCTAAGAAGAGAGCCGTACATATCTTGAGTCTTCGGATAAGGGCCAGCAAATCCAAATTCAGTAACTGGATTATTTCCACGCTCTTCGATAAGAGCTTCCATTTCATCAAAAATATTTTCTGGCTGATCTGTGCCAGTTTCGTACAAATTAATTTGATCATTATAAAGTTTATCAGCGGTTTCGATGATAACATTGTAATCAGAAGATGGAGATATAGACTTCATCTTCTTGTTAATGTCTGCTCCACACATCGCGATCTCACGACGAATGGTGTATTTCTTCAATTCTTTAGCAACACTTGTGATAGATTCTGGAGATATTTTTTTAAGAGATAAAGATTCAATATAATCAGATGGATTAATATTGTCTTCAAAAGTTACTCCAAAATTCTTTACTCTTTGAGAAATAACTACGTCGTCAATTCTTTCACCATTGTCTATGGTTTGACGAAGTACGCAAAAAATAGTTCTATTTATCTTAGAACTCTCGCTCCAGAAATCTCTTTCTGTAATGAAAGATGCGACATCAGCGTATCTTTCTGGATATTTAATCAGTCCAGCAAGCAACTGAGTCTCTAAATCATACGAATAAATCATTCCGAGCGGACATTATCATGGCTCGTCAGCCATGTCAATGGAATTCTGCTCCTTGTCTACCTCATCTAAATACTTCTCCAAAGCCTTAACTAGACCCATTTCTACGATTGGGTTAGCTACTTTAGTATAAATCATTGGGCATCCATCTTGAGAGACATAAGCCACTATAAATCCTTTAGAGGATTCATCGGACCCACTGAACTCGTAGAGTTTATTAAAATAGTTTTCAGGAATTTTAAATTGTTTAAAATTCTCTGATTGAGAGTCCTTCTTCATGTTATAATATTACACCTTGACTTTCGAAAAGGTCTTTATTTATTATATCATTTTCAAATATAGTTACAAGTGTAATTTCATTAAGTTCACAAAAACGTTCTTTTTTCTTATCTCTATTTAATTGATGAAGAAAATTCATCCTGTTTTCATGAAAGAATTTAACAAAACCAGTATGTTGCCTACCTTGAACTTCTATAGCTATTTTTTTATTAGCATTATAAAAGTCCAAGGTAAGACGAGTTCCTACAATAGGAAACTCTTCGAACACAATGTTGTGCTGCCAATAGTTTCGTAAAAATTTCTTAGCTTCAGTTTGAAATTTACTACGGCTATCCATGCTCCAATTAATTAAATAATTGCGAGCATTTTTGCAGCGTCTTTTCTTATTGCTCAGAGATAGAAATTCCATCGCCAAAATTTAATAGGTTTTCGCTAATATACTTAAAAAAGAAATTCTTAAGTTTTTCATTGTCGTTTACAATTTGTTCGAACTTCGCTGCTCCTTGAATTTGAGCGGGAAATTCTGTAAAACCAGCTTCCTTCAAAGTGTTAAGAAACTCTTCGTCAAAACTAATCCAAGCACCTTTCTTAATGGCGATCTCCCACATAGTTAGAAAATCAAAAATTTCCTTTTCTACCCAATTAGAAGTACCATTTTTTCTTCCATATTTAATTGGATATCGAATAGTGCAATTAGTTCTTTCATTTGGAGATTTCTTTACAACGATCTTCACAAAGTGTCCAAGATATGGATTCTTTTGCTCATCGTAAGAAGCGTTAGGATCTTCAAGAATTAGATCACCCTTAAAACGAGCATCAAATTCAAAAATCCAGTTAGCAAAGTGCAACAAAGCGTTGCCACCTGTGGCAGTAGTTTGACGAATTGGAGCCTTGCTATATGGATCAAGTTTGATATCAGCACGAACTTGAGAAATAAATACTGCGATATGTCCACGCTTTTGCAGAGCAATAGACATGCGCTTCATAAGATCTGCTGCGATTACTGCACCGCCAGCAACCTTTTGCGACTCTTCGAAGGTTTTATCAAGATCGCCCTTTCTAATCAAACCATCGACAGAATCTAGAAGAAAGAAATACATCATCTTCTCATCATTCTTACCAACCAGTTCTCGCATTGCATCAAATACGGTTTCATGAATGTTCGATTCAAAAACAAAACATGTACCTTCAACCCACTCTTCTTCATTAAATACGAACTTAACTCCAGAGCGAGTGATCATTTCATTGCTCAATCGACCTTCAGCTTTGATATAAAATCCTTTGCGCTTCTTAGGTTGATCTAAGAAGTTCTTCATAAACTGAAGAGCGCAACTCGTTTTGCCGCCTTCATTGATTCCACAGAATCGATGCAATCCAGTGCCAATACCACCAGCTAGAAAATAATCAAGCAAAAGACTGCCGCTTGAAACCTTATAATCTATAGTTGGTTCATAATTATAATGAGATTCTTTATTTTGCTTCAAGAAACTTTTTAGTTGATCTTGAGATGTTGTAATCTTACTGCTGTCCACTTCTTCTTTATTATTCTTTTTACTCATTTTAAGAAATTTTTAATTGTTTTTGGTTTTACTGAGTTATTGTAGTCTTCACCAACCTTATCGCCAAGTTTTATTTCTTCATTTTTCAATTCAGGTTGAAAATTGAATTCAGAATACTTTAATTTGATATAATCAACTTCGCTTGTTAAAAAAGCTACAAGTGATGATACTGGTTTTAAAGAAGTTTTTTTCCAAAATTCTTCATTTGGATACTGCTTCATGAGCTTTTTAAGAAAAGTCATTTCTTTTGTCCAAAAAGCTGATGGTTGACCTTTATGATTTTTTACGCATCTTTCGATTACATCAATAAGATAGAAACTTTTTTTTCTTGTTCTTTTCTTTTTAGGAGTCTCTTTATCCACATCACGAAGATACAGTAGTGAGGATAGAAGTCAACAAAAAAACCGCTGGTTTCCCAGCGGTTTTTAAAGTTTTTATTTTTTAAGCTTTTGGATCAAACGTAACACTTTGTAATCCTGGGTTTTTAGGAGCAGATTTTTCTTGCTCTGCTTTTAGCTTTTCATCTATTTTCAAACCTTCTATAGTTGCATCTGGAGTAATGTTTCCTGATGGGGGAGCGGGGGTTTCTGGGAAAACAGCTATCTGAGCGGCTTCGGATTTTTCGCTTTCAGGTGATTCACCTGCTTCTTTTTTACCCTCTTCATTTAAATTGCCCTTCTTTTGCATTCTTTTTAGAATAGCTTTTTGAAGAGCGGGAGGAAGAGTTTTTTGTTTTTCGGTCAATTGACCTGCCATTTCATTAAGCATTGGGCGATTTTTCATGTATGACATGCCGCACATATACTTAGCGTCACTTGTGGACATACCAGCGGTGTTGATCAAAGATTCATCTTTGAGCATGCACTCGCTCATATATTCGCTATGCATTTCCATTTCATCTTCTTCCATCATGTTAGAGATGGAGACTTCAGCGATAAAATTTTTATTGTCGAATTTTAAATTTGATTTCATGTTATTTATTACCTTCTAGAATTTTAATTTGATCTATTGTTTTTGTTAAAATATCACCTTTTTTAAAGTTATTTCCATCGTTAAGAACTTCATAAGCAACTATTTTTCCCATGTCATTTGGAAGATCTTTGATTTCTTTAATAAAGCCTTCGCTGTTGTAGTGTTTACAAGAAGCGTTAATATTTAATACGCGCATACCAGCTTCCATTTCATTTTCAACTTCCATTTCTTTTTCATCTTCTTTTTGAGAATAAACAAGATAGTTATAAACAGCAAATAAATAATCCTCCATTAAAGTAATTTTGCTTTGAACCCAAGGTTCAATTTCTTCAGCCATAGATGGATTTGCGCGAAGTTTTTCAAGAAGGTCTTTAGAATTATCAGCAATATAAGCTAATTGGGCCATAGCCATTTCGGAGGCTTCTTCATTTCCTTCTTCAGACTCGTTTTCAATTTCTTCAGTAATTTCTTGGGCTTGAGCTAAATGAGGAGCAATTTTAAGAAGATCGGCTTCATCCCAAAGAGTGATGCCATCCCATTGATGGATGATATCGTCAACAGATCCTTTTGTAGTATAATCAGTAACTGATTTTTTAGACTCCCACATTTTGCAAGACCAGTATTTAGCTTTCCAGCGAGGACCGGGGTTAGTGTCGCATTGATGGCGAGCGCGAAAACTCTTTCTACGAGCGGGATCGTCGCGCTTAATCTCCATATTTGGATCACCAAAGTTCACCTTTACGACATTACCTTTTTCGTTTTTGACGTAAACGGAAAATTTCTTAGGCCCTTTCGAGGTTCGAAAAGGCTTGTTAAGAGCTTTCTTATCTTTTGCAGCACGAATCTCGTTGCTAAAATTTACTGATATATTCATTTTAAATTATTTAAGAGTTAATAAATACTTAGTTTGATTTACAGAAGCTAGTATTTCGTCTCTTATATTTAAGAGATCTGTATCTTTCTTTGCGTCAAGCATTGTTGGTAATTCGTTTATTAAATAATTTTCCATATCAAGCGTTAAAACCATAGGAGCCATATTCTTATAATTTTCTAAGGTTAGATTAAAATTAGTTTGTGCCATGACTCTTCCATACTTACCCATGAAAGTTTCAACAAATTCATCAATATGTCCTGATAGATCTCCATATAATCCATCGAGAGTTTTATGCTCAGAGTAAGAAGTCGTTTGCCAATGAAGAATCTTAACTTGATTCTGGTAGGTTAATAGTTTAGTTACAATATTCATTTTAATCTTCTAAATTAATAAAATTAAGATTTAGTTCATCATCATTTACACCAAATTCTTTTAAATCAGAAAGAGCTTCATTAAAATCAGAATCTTCAAAATCATTAAAAGAATAAATATCTACTATCTTGTTATTCATATTATGAGTTAGCTATATCTTGATCTGCGCGACGATAAGAGTCTTTAACTTTACCGCCGCTTTGCATTCTTAGAAATGTGTTAACACGCGCCATACTCCAAGCTGCTCTTGATTGTCCAGGTCTATGACTAGAACTAAATGCACCTAAACCTCTGCGATATACTTTTTTTAATTGACCAAGAGTTACTTTCTTAGAATGTTTAGCGTTATGATTTTTTACTTTTTCTTTCAAAGCGTTAGTTACCTTTTGGCTAAAAGTTATTTCAGCTTTACTGACTAATTGCTTTTCATCTTTTTTCTTTAAAACTTCTTTAGCTCTTTCTTTGGCATCTGGGGTTGTACCAGCAGATCCCGGCTCGTTTACGTTAGAACCTTTCTTGCGTTCATCTGGCTTTGCTGGAGTTTGAGCGGAGCTTTTTGGTCCTTGTCTTTTTTTGGCAATAAGCTCAGATAAGTCTACTATTAAATTCATATTTAAAATTACACTATTTTAGTCATACATAGAAAAAAGTAAAGCCGCTTTTTAAGGCGGCTTTTTTTGTTTTTAATTGACTATTACTTCTTCTTTACTGGAGGCTTGGCTGGAACTGGAGGCTTTCCAGTGGGCTTGGCAACCTTAGCGGAAGCGGTGGCAGTCTTAGTCATTGTCTTTGCAGTAGTCTTGCTCATATTTTTGTATATGTAGTTTATGTTATATTTGCTAAAATGTTTTTCAACTTTTATCGAATTGGACACGCACCACCAGCGCATTCAGCCATGTCTAGCATTTCTGTACTACCAGTAGAGATGTTTGTGAGAGGTTTAACTTTAGCACTTGCAGTGAGATATGCGGTTTCATCAATTTCTTGATATGGAGCTTGCTTGAAACCGTGATCCTTAAAAAGAAGGAAGCTTACGCTCTTAATATTATGTTCATAATTATTTTTTAACCAAGTTTTTAGAGTATCAAGCTCTTCTGGCTTATAGTAAGCGGTAACAGAAACAGCGTTATCAGACCAAACTGTTTGAAGTTTCTTAACCATATCAAGCTGCTTAATGACATCCATGTCCTTGGTAAGAATGGAACCTTCTGGAGTTTTGCATGGGAAATAAACTACAACAGTATCGCGATTCTCAGTTCCATCAAAATTAACGAGGAATTCAA